GGCACTGAGGCGATCAATTTTAGCTGCCAGCGCGGTCATGCGCTCGCGCTGCGCATCCGTGAGCGTAGCCCCCTCTTTCTGGGCCTTATTCAGCCCATCAAATGCACGTTGAGTGGTAGCAAGTTGTTGTGAGGTTTTTTTAACGCGCTCATTAAGGCGGGTGAATGCCTGGGATTGCGTATCGAGATCTTTAATCGAAGACTGTGTTTTTTTGAGGGATTCAGATAAACCGCCCACAGAATTGCGGGCGGCATTTACGGGGCGGGTTAGTTTATCAATCGCGCTGAAGGCAACGCGAATACTAAGGTCTTTCATCTTCACTGTTTCCGCTTCGGATAGCCGCCCGCTCACGCCAGGCTATCACCTCACTCAGGGACATAGTGAAAACCTCTGAGGGCGGCCAGTTGAAAATAACTGCTATATCAGCAACCAGATCGTCGATCAGGTCGAAGTGCGGGACGTTTACTCGCTCTCCGTCTCCGTCTCGTTCTTCATGCCAGGCTCCGGCGGCGCTAAAAAAGGCGTGAGTACCTCGCAGAACAACACAAAGTCAGTGGTTGCCATAGTTTCGATCTCTGCCTGTTTGAGACGTGGGGAGGTGCAGCGGGTTAGCAGTGTGCTGATGCTGTCAACGTCCATATTCATAACGTTCACCAGGCGCAGGCCGCGCAGAGAGCCAGCCTGTTTCACTTCATCCGTGATGGTGACAGTGGTGATTTCATTACCATTTCGCATGATTGGTTTAGACAGGGTTACAGTATTTTTATCAGTCATTGATTTAGTCTCCGGCGGCACTACTTGAGTGCCGCACTTTACAGGGTTATCAGCTACCCATTCCCAGCGCGGAGGCCACACGGGATGGATAAATATTTTTACCGTCTTTCTTGTAAACGAAGTTCAGCAGATCAATTTCCCAGATCGGCGCATCGTCAATCGTTAACTTGTAGTAGGTGTTTTTAATGGCGTAGGTTACGGACGTGTCCTCACCCTGCTTGCTCTCGCCGTTATCGATCTCAGTGAATTTGCCGCGCATTTCCACTTCAACAATCTGGCTTTCGCCTGACGTGTAATACTCGCCAACGAAGCGTAAAAGGGTGCCATCGAGATCGCCGCCGTATTCAAGCAGTAGCTCTTTAACCAGACCGCCAACAACCATCGTGGCATCAAGTGCGCCGCTATCCAGACCCAGATCGACAGCAACCGAGCCAATCATGCCGCCACCCTGATAATCTTCAGTTTTGCGGGTTAGCTTTGGCTGGGTGATAGAAGTCACTTTGCCAATATTGTTGACGCTATTAACGAAGCAGGTAAACAGCCGTAGTTTTGCTGGAATAGCCATTATTCACCCCCAAGCGCTGAGAAAGCAGGTTCAATATATTCATCGGTGAACGTCTGGATCAGCGTGAGATTTTCCATTGGCGGAACCGGTGTATATTTGTAGCGAATAACTACTTTTCCCTGGCGTAGATCGGTTGTTGCGTTATCCACAATATCAAACCAGCAATCCGCCCCAAGTAGCTTGCCGGCAGTTACCAGCGCGCTCAGTTTCTTCTTGATAGCGCTCACCACGTCTTTCACATTGGTAGGCGTAAGCGGCCCGTCAATGGTTTCAAACTGCGCCTCTGCGATGGTGTCCGCCAGAATTTGAGCCGTGCGGGTATACACCTCAAAAATGAATTCACTGGTGTCAGTGGTGCGGTTGCCCCAGAAGCGGAAGCCGTTACGTTTGATGATGGTAGTGATGTCATCATTGTTTAGTGTCTGCGCATCACTGTCTTCAGCCTGTAATGACCAGAAAACATCTTTCGACACACCAAGGACGTTGCTGACGATGATATTGGAAAGCGAGCGATGCCAGCCTTTCTCGTTATCGATCTTCGCGCGCAACCCTGCTGCAAATGCCGGTGACGGAAATTCTTCGTTTTCCCCCGATGCCAGGTTATACGCAATGAAATTGGGCCAGAGCAGCATCAGTTCACGTGATGCGAAGGTTTCCCGATAAGCGCGGGCTTCAGCGATGGTATTGCAGCCGTTACAGCCAGCGTAAACAAAGGCGCGAAGCTGTTTTGCAATCACGCAAAGCTGTGAAGTGACTTCTTCGGTGTCGTACTCCGGCACAATCAAAATGCGCGGGTGGTACCCGGTTTTTTGTTCGGCAGTCAGTAGCGCATACATCCCCGTGTAATTACCATCAGCATCAGAGCCGCCGATAATTAACTGAGACTGTGTTTGTGCTTCAGCGCCTTCTACCGCCGCCTTTTCTTGAGCCACACGAACAACAACCACTTTAGGGCTGCATTGGTCTGAAATAGCTTTCAGGGTTTTATACAGTGAACCGGTTTTGCCTGCTTTACCCAGCACAGACTGAACGCGGGTTATCAGAGTTGGGGTATTAAGGGGAAACGCATCTTCATCCGCGTCATCAGCCACAGCCACCAGGCCTATGACGCTGGAATCAATGTCGTTGATTGCCGTGATGAGATCGGTTTCTTCTTTGGTGCGTGCACCATGAAAACGTGTCTCAGCCATGTTTGTCACCATTACGTTTTATTGAGTTCGGCAACATCATTGCTGATTGAGTACAGGTATTCACGCCTTTAGGGTTGTTCTATCTCTCTGACAACTAAAAGCAATTTCGCATCGCGCGCCCGCGTGGAATCATCCAGGTACACAGGAGGGCGCATGAGTATTTCGGCAATCAAAAACGGCATTTTTAACGGCGTATCCGGGGTAAACAACACACTAACAGAAGCGTGTAAAAGCCCGGCTTTTAGCATCAGGATGGGCAAAAAGGTACTTCAGGAACTGGCTGATCGTGTTCTTTCACTTAGCCTGACTGATAACCGTGGATTTGAGGCAGATCAGCTGACGCTGGAGCTGGACGATACAGCCGGTGATGTGGCCTTACCAGGGCGCGGCGTTGAGCTGTCTTTATGGCTGGGGTGGATGGGGGAAGCGCTGATATATAAAGGGGTTTATACCGTTGATGAAGTGGCGCACGACGGCCCGCCAGACCGTATAACGGTTACGGCCCGTAGCGCTGATTTTCGTGAAGAATTCAACGTTAAACGCGAAGTGTCCTGGCACGATGTAACCGTGGAACGTGTAGTTTCGGCAATCGCCAAACGCTATGGCCTGAAAGCGCAGATCAGCGATATGTTGATGAATATTGAGATTGACCACGCCGATCAGACTCAAGAAAGCGATATGTCATTTTTGACAAGGATGGCGGAAATGCTGGGGGCAATCGCCACGGTAAAAAATGGTTATCTGTTATTTATCATACCCGGCGGCGGCTTCACCGCGTCGGGCAAGCCAATCCCTTCTATAGCGATCACACGTAGCAGCGGTGACAGGCACAGATTCAGAATTGCAGATCGTGATGCTTATACCGGTGTCAGGGCGTACTGGCTGGATTTAAATTTTGGCAAAAAGAAAAAGGTCAGCGTAAAGCGCAGGGCATCAACTAAAAAGGCCGAAAAGAGCAGTAGCCGTGAAGGGGATTATATTGAAGGCGCTGATGGTAATGTGTTCATCATGCGTAAGACGTTCCAGAATGAGGATGCGGCCCGGCGTGCAGCGGCTGCGAAGTGGCAACAATTGCAACGTGGTGCGGCTGAGTTCTCGATCACCCTGGCGCGGGGGCGCGCAGATTTGTACCCAGAAATGCACACAACAGTGACCGGCTTCAAAGCTGATATTGACGCCCAGGACTGGATAATCAGCAAGGTACAGCATGATGTAGACAGCAACGGGTTTACTACACAGCTTAACTTTGAAGCAAAAATATCTGACTGGATTGCTGAAACTGAATAGAATGAATGTGAGTTCAACTCCCGTGGGGAGTCATCATTATGTTCAAATGTCCACATTGCGGCGCTACGGCCCGCACTCGTACCAGTAAGCCACTCAGTGAAGTTACGATCAGGCAGTATCACCAGTGCCAGAACATGGAATGCGGCCTGTCATTCACCACACTCAACAGCGTTGAAAAGATTGTCACCCGGCGAGAAAGAAGGGATCAGTTAGAACCCGGATTTATACCGGCGGGGGCATTCCCTGTTTCCCATTATGGACGCGATCAGCTTAGTCTGACGCTGTGAAGAAGGCCCCGCTTAAGCGGGGCTTTTTTTCGATGTGTGGACGATGTGTGGACATCGGTAGAAACAAATCCTTATGTTTCTGTGGCTTACAGGGATAAATTAATCACCATCCCTGTCTTCCCCCACATGATGTGGGGGTTTTTTTTATCAATAACTTACAGCCAACCTCTTGTTAAAACAGCTACTTACAAAAAGCTGGAGCCAGCCTGAGCTATTTCAAATATCCCAGAGTGTGGACGCAATGTGGACACTCTGGGACATTATCAACTACACAGACACGCCACCGGCAAGCGGATTTAAAGCGACAGCATTTTGCAAATAGTCAGGCGATAAGTGAGCGTAGACCATCGTTTGCTGAATGCTTGCATGTCCTAGGATTTGCTGTAGTGCGATTATGTTTCCCCCGTTCATCATGAAGTGACTCGCGAAGGTGTGACGCAGGATGTGCGTTGCCTGGTTCGGCGGGATGTCTGGCTTTACCATCCGCAGTATCTTGCAAAACTTCTCATAATCGACTTTGAACAGCTTCCCGCTGGCTTTCTCCTTGATCAGCTTTTCCAATTCTGCCGAGATTGGAACGGTTCTCTTTTTCCCGTTTTTTGTTTTCAGGAACGTGACGCGACAGTTAACGATCTGGGAGGGTTTAAGAGTTGCTATCTCTGTCCACCTTCCGCCTGTGCTTATCCCAAGCAACGCAACCAGTAGATCATCACCTTCTACGCTATCCAAAAGCTTCGCTATCTCTTCCTTTTCCAGAAACGTCATTTCGGGATTAGCTTCAGCCAATGGCGGCAATCCGTGAACAGGATGCACGCCGCTAAACTCTTCCAACTGAATCAACTTCGTAAACATGCCTGAAAAACGATACATATCACGATTGATTGTGGAAGGGCTGATCCCGTCACGCAGGCGCGCGGAACGATAGTCCATCAGCAGCCGCTTGTTCATTCTGCTGACGGGTATATCACCAAGACCGTTTATGGTTTTTACCAGGTGATTAAATTCCTTTGTTCCATGCTCATGATTCTGTCCGTGATATTTCCACCAAACATCCAGCAATTCTTTCAGTGTGCGCCGGTCAGTGCGTTGGCCCGCCCATTCTTTCGTATTGGCATTAGCAAGCGTGTATCGCTCAAATGCTACTGCCTCACTCTTCCTTTCAAATTTCCGGCGGATGCGACGTCCTTCACGCCCGCGCGGTCTAATGTCCACTTCATATCGACCATCATCGAGTCTCTTAATGCTCATAAGACCCTCCGATTTATCGACAGATTTTTAGATCTGGTTTTAGGTGCAAACCTAGTTCTATCGACTGCTTTTTTATCTTTGTACTTGTCATAAATCGCAACAAGTAAACAAGATTTGAAATAAATATAAGCTTGGTTAATCGTTAACCAGTTTTGCGGCCTGAGGGTAACGAGGTTGTTTCTTCTGGCCCAGAGTGTGCGACGACCGGACTAACTTGCCCGGCTTCAGGTGCAGTCTTATCGGTCATTAACCACAGAGTGTACTTCTCTAATTGGGGGGTATTGGTGATCCTCAAAACTACCTGCAAGCCTGGTTCGGCATGACCTCCTTCGTAGTTTTTAAGAGTGCTTAAAGCCAATCCGCTGATTTCACAGAATTTTGCTTGTGTCAGCCCTTCTGCCTTTCTCATTGCTCTTATTTTTTGAGCTATGTTCATTTGACAAGGTTCCTACTTAAAGACTATATTCACCGCAAAAGGTCTATAAGTAAGAACCTTTTGGGGCGTGAGTCCAGCGCTTCAGGAAGCATCCTGAACCGTTTTAAAGCCGCTGGATCTGACAAGGTTAGCATGTAACCAAATGAGAATGGAGAGTGTTATGGAAGCGAGCGACTACGTTATCCAGTATCCGCTGGATGCGGTTCATCCTGATAAATTCGCTGAACTGCTGGGCAAACCACGCACCGCAGTAGCTGCGATGATCGAAAAAAACAAACTTCCGGTTGTTGAGTTCCGTGATCCGACAAAACCAAAAGCCCGCGCTGGTGACAAGCTGGTCTATGTGCCTGAGTTCAATCGCGGCGTGCGTGAGGCGTTTTACAACCGCCCGGTTGAACAGCGCGATGCCTGGTTGCTCTGGATGGGCCTCTGATAAACCAAGTTAAGGGATTGATGATGCTTATCCAGATCAACAGCAAAACAGCAATCTATCGCGGCTTCACCATCGTGAAGCTGCCACGCAAAAAGCCGTATTCGCGCCAGCGTTACCAAATCACCAAAGATGGTAATTATCTGGGGCTGGACTTCGGATTGTCTCAGGCTCGACAGACTATCGATCAGCTACATCGGGGGCATTAATGACAACTTCAACAGCAGCAGTTATGGAAGCGCGAAACCGTTTAAATGCTAACAGGCAAGATGGCGCGCGCACTTTATCGCGTGGCGGTTACGGCCCCGATCATCAATACAGCAGATCGCGTAATGTTGTTCAGGGAATGGCTCTTTCCGATATTGCGCGAAATGGTTTTGAGGTGCGTTGTAAAGAAACAGGCATTCAATTTTCAATTCTTCCAGGCGGCTCAATTTGCGAATTATTCTCCGCAGAATTAGAAGCGTACTGGAATAGCGGCGCGCGCTGATTTAATAACGGCACTATGAACTGATTTATATACGGCATTTTTGCCGGGGCTTCGCTTTATCTTTTTTCAGGGGATTGAACATGACAATTCAAACAAATGACCGCGCGCACCTGCTTGGGTTGTTGCGTATCAAATTAAGCCTGATGAAGAAAGAAAAGCTTTCCACTAATGAAATTTACCGCAGCCTGGAAGATTGGATCGCCAACAGAGAACAGGTCGCAGTAAACAAGGAGCGTAAAAATGGTTAACTCCCCTCTTGTCTGGGCGGGCGGAAAGTCTCGCGCTATGTCGCATGTACTTGATGCTTTGCCACACGGTGAATGTCTGGTTGAGCCTTTCGTGGGAAGCGGTAGCGTCTTCCTTAATACTGATTACAAAACCTATGTTCTTTGCGATAGCAATGCAGCGCTGATTAATTTCTTTTCTATGGTTAAGCGTAATACCGAGGCGCTTTTAACTGCTTCCGCAAAGATGTTCGAAAAGGGTAATAATGAAATTGCATATTATGAACATCGCGACGAATTTAATTTAATCAATCGTGAGTTTAAATATGACCGCCGGAAATATAATGATGAAGCGTTGGTTAGATACGCGGCGCTTTTCCTTTATTTAAACCGCCATTGCTATAATGGTGTATATCGCGTTAATTTGAAAAATGAATTTAACGTTCCTTTTGGTTTTCGTAAGAAACCAATTTTCCCTGTGGCTGAGATTCAGCATTTTGCTAAACGAGCGTGGGAAAAGGGCGCTATGTTCCTGCATGGTGATTTCAGAGAAACAATCCCGCTGGCGATTGGTCATTCGGGCTGCGTGGTTTATTGCGATCCGCCATACCTGCCAGCCAGCGAAACTGCGAATTTTACGGCTTACGGCAAGCCATTTACCGATGAAGATCATCGCGCCCTGGTTGCGATGCTTTCACGCCTCTACAACAACGCAAAAATACCCTCTGTCATTTCTGGCAGTGACACATCAGAGACGCACCAAATTTATTACCCGTTCACCCTAAAAGCTTTCGACGTTCGGCGCTCAGTGGGGGCCAAAACTCGCAACCTTGCAGGCGAGGTAATAGGCACTCTGCGTGTCTGTGATTGCTGTGGGAGCGTGGGCGGTGGCTGTCCTGATTGTGGGGCGGTGATGGGCGATGCGAGTTATTCAGAAATGGTTGCTTCTGGTGCTTTTGACGATCAGGAGGTGTTCTGATGAATACAGTTGAGGCGGTAGTAACAAAGGTTCTGGATGTTCGCCCTTACCGTAATTTCTGGATCACGCGCGTTGAGGTTCTCAGCGAGGGTGGTTACAGCAACACCGAGATAATCAGTTATTCCGAACGTGACGCGCGGGAAGTTAAGCCCGGCGACACCGTTTTTATTTGAGGCAGCAACCATGACTGCCTATTACAACGAAATTGATCCTTATGCGGCCCAATGGCTGCGAAATCTCATTGACGCCAATCTAATTGCCCCAGGCGTTGTTGATACGCGTTCTATCGAGGATGTAACCCCAAATGACCTTATTGGATTTAAACAGTGCCACTTCTTTGCAGGGTTTGGAACCTGGTCACTCGCCCTCCGTCGCTCCGGTTGGGCAGATGATCAACCGGTCTGGACGGCCTCTTGTCCATGTCAACCTTTCAGCGCGTCAGGCAAAGGAAAAGGGTTTGCTGACGAGCGGCACTTATGGCCCGCCCTGCATTGGTTGGTTGGGCAGTGCCGCCCTGTCGTGGTGTTTGGCGAGCAATCTGCG